AAGACCCCGCAGACTATCACGATCAACGGCATGAACCTCAGCATGAATGAGAAGGCTGGGTTCTATAAGCTGTTCAAGCGCATGAACCATACGCAGTCCGCGAAGCATATGAGCCAGCTTCTCGGCAAGCCCTTCTTGGGTACCATCGTGCATAACACGCATGGTGAGGGTGCGGACAAGAAGACGTTTGCTAACCTTAAGGATGACAACGGCTTCACCATCCGGCCCCCGTTCCGTGAGGGCGAGGATGAAGAGGGCAACATCTGCTCCATCCCCGTGGAGGTTGATCCCGCGATCAGCCCGCTCAAATGCTTCATCTGGCAGGCTGCTACCCCTGAGCACCAGAAGATGTTTTGGGACAGCATCTTCATTGATGGCCGCTGGGATGATGTGGTGGACGAGAAGACTGGTGCGGTAACCCGCTCTGGCAAGTCCAAGAACTACTGGCAGGGCCTGATCCGTACCGCCAAGAACTACAAGGGTAGCCCCATGGCTGACTTGCTTGGTGATGACGGGGACCCCTTGGGAGACATTGACCTCAGCGCCGGTGGCGATCCCGAGCAGCCCGAGCGAAGCGACGAGAACAAGCAGGCCTCGGCTGATCAGAAGGCGGGCGCAAGCGCGGACCCTCTGGCTAACATCGGCTAAGGATGGATATCAACCCGAACCTACAGGGCTTCCTCCTGGCTATGCCGGAGGGCTCTGAGTGGCGGGTCTTTGATCACCGGGAGGAGGTGGATGTGGGCCAGATTTCTGTGCTCCACCACCGCCGCTCCGGGCTCGAGATTTACGTCCACAAGATCAACAAACGCATGACGCTGCCTTATCCCGAGGCAGGTTACTGGGTGTTGCACAATGATCATGTACGCATTGGCAACAAAGAGAAGGGACTGGTTGCTACTTATGCTCCGACTTGATGACGCTATTAACGCCGCTGCTATCGCCACCCCGCAAGAGCCCATCCGGGTTCAGCAGATACCGGGGCTTACGGTGCATGTGGACGGGGACGCCCTCGCTTACTCCGCTGCGGGTAACGAGGAGCGGGACCCCGGCGAAGCGCGGGTAGCTGCGCACGACAAGCTCGCCATGTTCAAGTCCCGAGTGGGCGCGGAGAATGTCGTGGTACATACCACGCACCAAGCCTCGCAGAAGGGGGAGCGGTACCTCATTGCCACGGTCAAACCCTATCAGGGTAACCGGGTAGGGGGCACCAAGCCCAAGAACCACGGGTACCTACAGAACTATCTACAGACCTACGAGGGCGGGGATTTCCGGGCTAAGCTCTGGACTACCCGTGAGGCGGATGATGGCATAGGGGCTTGCTCCCACTTCGCCGCCCAGTCCGAACTTGGGTACTGCGCAATTGCCGCGGACGACAAGGATATGCGGATGATGCCCGGCCTGCACGTTAGCTGGCGGCAACCCCAGTTCGTGACCCGTGTACCTCCCGGAGGTTATGATATCCGGGGAGAGGACGGGAAGCAGTACGGCCTCAAGTTCTTCTTCCTGCAAATGCTCATGGGGGACACAGCGGATAACTGCCCCGGCCTAGAGCTTTACCAGACGCATAACGCCAAGGGCGAGAAGGTGTGGTCTAAGTGCGGAGAGAAGACAGCCGAGAAGCTGCTTGATGACTGCCGCACTGTGCAGGAAGCCTGCGCACGTACAATAGGGCTATACATCCGAGGGTACTTCGGTAGCCCGCTGGAAGACGCGCTTGACCGCTGGTGCGAGCAGGCGGGGCTCATGTGGATGCGCTTGGGCAACGACGCCGCAGTAGCGGACTTCGCCCATCATGACGGGCTCTCCCGTATCAATCACTGCTTTGACAACGCCATGTGGGCTGCTGTCGAGCGCTTGGAGACTAGGGTTAAGATTGCCAGAGAACAGATTAGCTCACTCGGCTGTAGCGACGATCCGCTCGCAGCAGATTGTAGCTCAAAAGGGTAACTGCGCGGTATGCCAGTTGCCGGGCGTGGTTAAGGATGCTGTCCTAGATCACGACCATAGCACGGGAGCCATACGAGGCACCCTGCACCGCGCTTGTAACAGCCTGTTAGGTACCCTTGAGAACAATTCCAAGCGGTACGGCGTTCGCCCCGAGAACATCGCAGCGTTCCTCCATGGAGCAGCAGCGTATCTACAGCGGCATAAGACGAACGTGACCGGGCTCCTGCATCCTACGCATAAGACCGAGGATGAGAAGCGCATCAAACGAAACCTTAAAGCGGTGAAAGTCCGAGCAGCCAAGAAGGCAACAAGCTAATAGCTGAGATTATCACCTGCCCCTTTTCCCAAGAGGAAATCACGGGGGCAGTTAATTCCACGGATACCACCTACAAGGCAGCGCTGGCCCTTGGTAAGCTGGGCCGAGGTGCGGTAACCGTACAACTCCTGCGCGTGTGGCTTAGCCGCATGGACAGCACGGATCATGCCACGGGGTACAGCAGGGCGAGAGAGCTTGTCCGCTCCCGGAACTTCAACGTCGAGAACAACCGCCTCAGAGCGGATGTGCGGGCGCTGGCGGATGGCATGGGGAACAAGCAGGGCTTCTTCGATGCGGTCAGCCGCATGCTGGAGGAAATGCCCGAGCGCCCTCCTGTGGACTTCAAGGACTTCCTCGGTGCCCAGGCGGGCACGCCCATGACCGTCGAGCTTCTCCTGTCTGATCTACAGATCGGCAAGCTGTCTCCGGGGTATAACACAGCTATCGCCCGCAAGCGCCTGTTTGAGTATGGCCGAGCAGCCCGCTTCCAGATCGAGCAGAAGGCCGCTGTTGGCTACCGGCTTGAGAAGATCACGCTCGCCCTTATCGGGGACATCATCGAGAGCGACAAGAAGCACAAGAACAGCGCCCGCGCTACGGATACCGGCACAGCCGAGCAAATCTACGACGCCTTCGAGGGCCTGTTCATGTTCGTGATCGAGCCCCTTGCCCGCCTCGGTATCCCTATCGAGGTTGTGTGCATCACGGGCAACCATGACTGGGACGATCACGGGCTCAACATGTTTGAACCCGGTAAGCAGCATCTTAGCTACCCGCTGTACAAGAGCCTTGAGCTTCTCACGAAGCGGTCGGGGTACGGTAACGTGTCCTTCACGGTGCCCGAAGGCAGCTACGCTGTCACGGACTTCTACGGGCAGTACGTCCTGTATGAGCACGGGGTAGGCGTGGCTGTCTCGGAAGCTGCGATGAAGGCCCACAAGGTTAAGCGCGCTGAGCAAGAGAAGCGGCACATCACGTACTTCCGCATGGGAGACAAGCATACTGTCACGCAGTTCAACAGCGGCCAGATGATCGTGAACGGTGCGTTCTTCGGGGCCAGCCCTGGGGGCACGGAGTACAGCGGCATCGCTGGCTACTCCTCTGTGCCTGCTCAGTGGATGGGCTTCCATGTAGCACGGGATGACAACAGGCTCTCCCTCTACGACAGTTTCACAATTCAATTGGATCATATCGGACAATGACAAGCACTGACACGATTACCCCTGTGAGCAGCACGGACTACAATAGCCTGTTCGAGCCTATCCAGAGGGGGCTTAGCCTCGGGCTCAACCAGCGCATGATCGCGGAGGAGCTTGGAGTTACCAAGACCACGGTATCCCGCGCTGTCGAAATGATCCGCGGCAATATCCCCGTGCCCATCTACCGCTATGGCCCGCCGTCCTTGCGCCCCGCCGAACCCATTAGCCAGCAGCCGGACGACACTGCGGGCGATGCGGATATCCTGCTGGCCCAGAGCTACGATGCGTTCTTTGATGCCTACGAAGCCGCAAGCGCCGCCGCCGTTATCTCCTCCACAGCCGATGCCCCCAAGGCCGACGCTGCCGGGATAGACAGCACCCTAGCCGAGCGCGGGACGCGCTACGGGGAGTTCAAGGATCAGGCCGTCTATGCGCAGGGCTTCGCGGATATCGCAGCCAAGTCACCTAACTGGGCGGGCATGGCCCCTGATCAGAAAGAGGGCCTTAGCGTGATCTTCAACAAGATCGGCCGCATCCTCAACGGGGACCCGGACTACTCGGATAGCTGGCATGATATCGCGGGGTACGCCACGCTGGTAGACAAGCGGCTTAAGAGCGAGGGCAAGTAACTGATAGCCCTGTACCTGCTGTGCTTCGCCTCGTCCTTCGCATTCATATTCTTGAAGTCATGGCAGCAGCTTAACGTCGTTCACTATCAGCTATGGTGGATCGTACCCACCAGCTTCCTGATGGCTGGGGCAGAGGTCTACGTGGTCGCCAACGTGGCGCACAATGGTTGGGGCTGGATCATCCTGCCTATCGGGCTGGGAAGCGGGTTAGGCTCCCTGTGCTCGACCATGCTGCACAAGCGTACTCGCCGTGGGTAAATACATCATCCAGAAGGCAGTCAACTTTGATGCCGTGGTTAAGAAGCGGGCTATGCCCCTCGCATGGTACGCAAATAACTATCTGGCCCAGCGTAAGTGGGACGGATGCTGCGCCGTTATCGATACCACGGCTGAGGAAGGCATGTCACGGACAGGGGAGGTTTACCCCTCTCTAGGCCCAGCTACCCTAGCCATAACAAACGCTATGGGGCCGGGCTTCGTCTGCATAGGCGAGGCGTGGTGGCCGGGCGCTAACCAGCAGAGCGAAATCTCCGGGGACTTCCGGCGTATGGAGCCCAGCGACAGGCTGATAGTGCTGGTGAACGACTGCCTCACAGAGGAGGAGTTCGCAGCGGGTTACAGCGCCGTCCCCTACGTAGAGCGCCTAGCTCGCGTGCCAATCAGCCAAGACCGCCACTGGGGCAAGGTGCCTAGCTTGCAGCCCGGTACCTACGGGTGCCCGCAGGCTATGTGCAACGAGCTTCTCCGCACCGAACACGGGTATGACGGGGTTATCCTCCGGGACCCCCAAGGTACATGGACGGCAGGTAGCGGAACCACGGGCGAGATTATCAAGATCAAGCGCGTGCTTAGCTTCGACCTCCGGGTGCTGGAGGTTAACAAGGTAACAGGGGAGAAGACCGGGCGTGACGTTTACAAGCTGGTTGTGGATTACCGGGGCAAGCGCCTTGGGGTTGGCAGCGGCGTACCTCACGATTGTGCTGACGTTCCTAGTGTGGGCGACATCGTAGAGATTGAGGCCATGGACGAGAGCGCCCACGGACTGCTCCGGGAACCCCGCTTCAAGAGCATCCGCTTTGATAAGCCCGAGCCCGATGCCTGACACCTTCGCTATTACCACGCTGGTAGCCAGCGGGTTCTTCTTCATTGGCAGCGGGATGCTGTTCTTTATCAATCTGGCACAGGCCGTTAAGTAAGTAATTGCAAGACATCATTGATGCTGCGGTAGCGGCCCAACAGGGTAATGCCTGGGCTGGGCTCACGCAGGTTGAACTCGAAGAAGAAATGTACGCCTTCGGGCGTGCTCGCACAGAGCGCATGATGACCCGGAACGAAGACGGGGGCAGGGCGAACAACAACCCCTACGCCTCCGCTATCTATCGGCGGTTCGTTCTGCCTTTGGCGGAAGTCATCCGCGAGGATATCTCAGCTAAGAAAGCCGGTAGGCGCAAGGCTCACACCATATTGTTGGAGCCCTTGGACGCCGAGGCTGTCGCGTATCTCGCTGTTCGTAACACTCTTAACACACTGATGTTCAACCGCCTAAGCGCCCACAGCGCAGATGAGGTGCAGTCCAGCACTGCGCGCGTAGTCACAAGCACTGTGGGTAAGGCGGTATATCATGAGCTACTGCTCAAGCTCTTCGAGGACGCTGCCCCGGACTTGTTCTACACCTTGGTCAATGATCTAGGCCGCCGCATGTCTAAGTCCGAGAGGCACCGCATGACGGTGTTCAAGATGCAGGCTGCTGACAACGGCATCACCTTCCCCGAATGGGGTAATGGCGGGGTCGAGCAAGTAGGCGCGTATCTGGTGGATCAGCTAGAACAGCTTGGGATGGTGGATACAATGATGTCCTCCACATCTAAGACGGGTAGATCCAAGGATACCCGCAATGTAGCCCACATTAAGATCAGCACTGAAATGCTGGACCTCATCGGGCAGATCAAGGGGCATGTCATCGAGACTACCCCGTACTACCTCCCGTGCGTCGAGCCCCCTATGGATTGGGTGGCGATCAATGACGGGGGATTTCACACCCGCGCTATGCGGCGGATGCAGCCCTTCGCGGTGCGCTCCCATGGCGCGTGGAGCCGTTTCGAGAGCGCGGACATGGCTGTGCCCCTCGGCGCGATAAACGCGCTACAGAGGGTCCCGTGGGCGATTAACGGGCGGATGCTGGATGCGATCCGGGATGTCTCCCGCCACTTCGACATGGACGAAATCCTGAGCCAGGCGGAATACCCCGCTCCCGAGAAGCCGGACTGGCTCTACGGGGATATCAAGGCAGGGGACATGACCCCGCCACAGCTAGAGGAGTTCATCCACTGGAAGCGGAGCAAGGCCGAATGGTTCACACAGATGAAGCTCCGTGGGACGAAGTACGGCAGGTTCTACACTGCGACTACTGTTGCGGAGAAGTTCCGCGCATTCCCTCAGATCCACTTTGTTTACTTTGCGGACTTTCGGGGCAGGCTCTATGCTCAGACAACTGGCGTATCGCCGCAGGGCAGCGACATGCAGAAGGCCCTCTTACACTTCGCCCATGGCAAGCCGCTAGATACCTTAGAAGCAGAGCGCTGGTTCTGCATCCACGGCGCTAACAAGTGGGGCTATGACAAGGTAAGTCTGGATGACCGAGTATCTTGGGTTAAGGATAGACGAGAGCAAATCCTCGCCTTCGCTGACGATCCTATTAGTAACGACGAGTGGCGAGACGCCGATAGTCCGCTCCAATTCCTTGCTTGGGCCATGGAGTATCGTGATTGGGTCCGAGCACCCCACACATTCCTTTCTCGTATCCCGGTTGGTATGGATGGATCATGCAACGGTCTCCAAAACTTCTCCGCTATGCTTCGCGACGAGGTTGGCGGACGAGCTACGAACTTGGTACCGTCGCCCTTACCCAACGACATCTACCAGATGGTCGCGGATGTTACGGCGCTTAGGCTTCGGCAGATAGCCCCGGACGAGAACGGTTATAGGGACAAGTGGCTAGCGCACGGGATGAACCGTAGCCTGGTCAAGCGATCAGTCATGACGCTGCCTTACGGGTCCACCCGCTTTAGCTGCGCGGACTTCATTGTTGGGGACTACCTCAAGGCCGGGAAGGCTACGGACTTCGCCAAGGAGGACTACGGGCGTGCTGCCCAGTACCTCTCGCACTTCGTATGGGACGGTATCTCTGATGTCGTTGTGAAGGCCAAGGAGGCTATGTCATGGCTCCGGGGCGCAGCCCGCCGCATCGTCGGTGAGGGCGCTGAGGAGATAAGCTGGGTTACCCCATCGGGCTTCCCGGTGTTCCAGCAGTATCAGGAGCAGGACAGCCACCGCATTCGTACCAACCTCTGCGGCAACGCCTTCCTGCGGATCGCGAACGATAACGAGGACCCGGACAAGTCCCGGCACATGAACGGGCTACCCCCGAACTTCATCCACAGCTTCGACGCCTCTCACCTATCCATGGTGACCGTATGCGCTGCTGCGGAGGGTATGCAGCTAGCCATGATCCACGATGATTACGGCACACATGCATCGGATACCGCTAGGCTCGCTACGATTATCCGCGAGGTGTTCGTAGCCATGTACGAGGGATGCAACCCGCTACAGGATTTCGCGGATAAGTACGGGCTACCTGCCCCGCCTGCTAGGGGAACTCTGGATATCCGAGCAGTGCTTAGCTCCCCTTATTTCTTCTCGTAAGTCGATTTGATACCGACAAGCACAAGGATTACATCTATTGCCCGCTGATAATACCCGTATGGTACACCGATTGACCGAGGAAGCTTACAGAGCCCTAGAAGCTCTGTGCCAGCCTACTCAGGTCGGTGACAAGACCACAGAGATACAAGCTGGTTTCCAGCTAGGACAACAATCCGTCCTGAAAATGCTCAGGGTAGGATATGTTATCGGAGCGTAGGGTAAACCCCTCTGACTTCCTGCTGATCAAGGCTATCGTCACCGAGACTGTGAACCGGCTAAAGCGCACTAAGCGCAAAGCTATGTACCAGTATCTCGATGTCGATAGCATCATGGCTTACATCATGAGATCCGAACATGCATACATACTGGGTAACTACCTAGTGCTGTATGAGATAGATACCCCTTGGTACGCCAAGGATGATGTAGAGTTTCTCAATGAGTTACTCGTACTTAAGCTTGCAGTTAGTGGAGACACGAACTTCGGAATAGTGCCCGCGTTCTTTGAGCGCAAGGCACAGGAGGCTGGCGCTAAGCTCGCCGCAGTTGGAACGGCGCTGGCTAAAGCTGATGCCGCGCTAGCCTCCCTCTATATGCGCCACGGTTTCCAGCCCGAGGCATTCACCCTAATCAAGGAGCCCTGATGGGCGTACTATTTGGCAGCGGTAAGAAGGCTGCTAAGAAGCAAGCGGCAGCTACTCTGCTGGCTGCTGAAAATCAGGCTAAGGCGGACCGTGTGGTTGCCCGTGGCGCTCAGCAGACCCAAGAAACGCTTATCGCGCAGAAGAAGGCATCCGAGGATGCTAGTAACCTGCTTAACGTACCCCAGGATGTCATTGATGTGAACCTGTCCACCTCGGCCAGTAACTCGCAGATTGATCCCGCTACGGGGCGCAGGCGCAATAACCGCGCTAGCTTCTTCAATACCAAGCCCACGGGCTCAGGCATTAAGATCGCATAAGGATACCTATTGGCCTTCGCTACTACAGCGTTGGCTAGGTACAAGCAGTTAGACAGCGGGAGGCAATCCCTCCTGCGCCGCTTGGAATTGTACGCCCTATATACGTTGCCCAAGCTCTGCACCCCCTCAGGGTATAAGCAGAATAGCGACGAGCTATCCCATGACTTTCAAGCCGTGGGCGCACAGGCCGTCAACCATCTAGCCAACAAGATCATGCTCGCGCTATTCGCGCCGAGCCGCCCGTTCTTCCGGGCTGACCCCGACAAATCCATCAAGGATCAGCTAGCCTCCCTCGACATGTCCGAACAGGACCTTGAGAAGGTGCTCGCTGACGGGGAGAAGCAATCAGTAGCCGAGCTAGACCGCATGGCGCTGCGCCCCAAGCTATACGAGGCTGTCAAACAGCTTATCGTTCTAGGGAACACCCTGCTCTGTCTTGAGGATGATACCGCAAGGGTCATCGGCATCAAGAAGTACGTCGTTCGCAGATCAATGTCAGGCCAAGTGCTTGAGCTAATGATCGCGGATCGCGTCATGTTTGACGAGCTTGAGCCCGAGGTTCAGCAGCACATCTTATCCCATACCCGAGTACCAGAGGACCGCGAGGTTACCCTGTACAAGTGGATCAAGCGGGATGCCTCCGGGGACTACCATCTTACCCAATGGGTAGACACATGGCGGCTCCCTAAGAAGTTCGATGGCAAGTGGCCCTATGACAAGATGCCGTACCGTGTCCTCACCTGGGACCTCTCGGACGATGCCCACTACGGCACCGGCCTAGTAGAGGATTACAAGGGGGATTTCGCAGGGCTGTCTGCTCTGAGCCAAGCTCAGATCAAGGGCGCTATCCTATCCTCCGAGTTCCGCTGGCTGGTTAATCCCGCTGGCATGACCAAGGTTGAGGACATGATGGCCTCGGAGAACGGGGCCTGCCTTCCGGGGCAGAAGGACGACATTAGCTTAGTCGAGAGCGGCAAGTCCGGCGATCTACAGATTACCATGAACATGTCGGCAGAGTACGTCACGCGCATTGGCCGTGGCTTCCTGCTGGGATCAGCGGTAACCCGTGATGCCGAGCGCGTTACTGCGGAGGAAATCCGCCTTAACGCCAATGAGCTTGAGACTTCTCTCGGTGGTGCTTACTCCCGCCTAGCCGTCGATTTTCAGGTGCCTATGGCATACTGGCTGCTGGCTAAGGTTGGCATGAACATCCGGGGCAAGGGGATAACTCCCCGCATTGTCACGGGTCTTGAAGCCCTCTCCCGCAACGGGGATCTAGACGAGCTTAAGCTGTGGCTCACGGACGTAGCGCAGGTCTCACAGATCGCGCAGGCAATCCCTGAGCTTAAGCGTACCGCCATCCTGCAAGGGCTGGCTATCCCGCGCCGCATTGATGTGAGCGGGTACCTCGAAACCCAAGAAGAAACCGCTGCCCGCCAACAGGCTGAGCAGGAAGCCGCCATCCGACAGCAAGCAGCCCAAGTAGGCGCGCAGGCCGGGGCGGACATCGCAGTAAACAAGGAAACCCAAGCATAATGTCGGACGCCGTTACCGTCATTGAAACCCCTTCGGTCGAAGCCGTAGTTGCCCCCGTGGTAGCCCCGGTTACCGTGCCGATCGTACAAGCTACCCCAGCCGTCGCTCCCGTAGTCCCAGCCCCTGTGGGTGAGGCCCCTGCGGAAATTGAAGCGATTTCGTTCGAGCCCACGGGCGACAGCGGGCTGGATGTTGCACTCTCTTTCGTAGGAGCGCTTGGCATTGCCGGGGATCACCCCGCCATGGTTGCTGCCGGGGACGGGAACTTTGACCTTATCTCCGCGCACCTCGCGGCTATGGGGGACAAGGCCCGTGGCTATCAGCAGTATATCCAGCTTGCCAAGGACGCCCACGGGCGGATCACGGCTGCTGCTACTGCCGAGGCCGAGAAGGTTACCGCCGCTGTCCACGCCATCGCTGGCGGGGCTACGGAGTGGGGCCTGATCCTGGCGCATGCTGCTGCCAATGGCTCCCCCGAGGAGAAGGCCCAGCTTAACGAGCTTTTCGATAGCGGGATGATGGGTGCGCGGGCTGCTGCAAAGCTGCTCACGGATACCTACCGCGCTGCCAAGGGCACCGTGGTTAATCCCGCTTCCGCTACTCGCGGTCAATCCGGCAATGTTGCCGACACTACCAACGGCCCGCTCTCTAACCGGGAGTATCATGCCGCCGTCCAAGCCCTGCATCGCCAACTCGGCAACAGGATGGACGCTTCACCCGAATATGCTGCGCTTCGTGCGCGGCGGACCCGCTAAGGCGGCACAAGGAACTATTACTTAAATGGCACTGTTTGACGACGCGGGCCTTATCCCCGTCGCTACTATCGTCCGTCCCGGTCAGCTTGATCAGGCGGGTGATATCAACGCTACTGCGGTTACCGAGTACGGTACGTCCGTTGAGCACACCATCGAGCGCAAGAGCAAGCTCCATGGCTTCATCCCGGTTCGCCCCGTGCGTGGCACCAACAAGATCGGCTCCTTCGCGTTTGGCGATAGCACTGTCCAGAAGCTTACCGTAGGCACCCCGCCTGCTGGTAGCCCTGCGGACATCGGCAAGAACACCCTGACGGTTGATACCGTCGTGCTTGTTCGTAACACGATCCCGCTGCTGGAAGACTTCCAGACCAGCTACAATGCTCGCGCTGAGCTTGGCGTTGAGGCGGGTCGGGCTATGTCGAAGTTCATCGACCAGTCCTACTTCATTCAGGCTGCTAAGACCGCTGCTCTGTCGGATAGCGCGTACTCGGGCGAAGCTAATAAGCCCGCTGGCTTTGCCGGTGGCTCGACGCAGACCCTCGCCGCTTCCGGTGACGCCACTGACCCGGCTAAGCTGTACTCCGCGATCCGCGCGCTGTTCGTCACCATGGAAGGCAAGGATGTCATCCCCGGCGAAGACGACATTGCGCTCTGCTTCCGCCCGGCGCAGTTCTATGCGTTGCAGGAGAGCGAGCTTATCGTGAATGGTAACTATGTTACCGCCAACGGTACCTCGCTTGAGAACACCCCGATCTTCAAGGCGTTCGGTTGCCCGGTGTGGTCCACGAACAACATGCCCTCCACGGACATCGTTAGCCATCACCTCGGCTCGAACTACACGGGTGACTTCACCAAGCTTGTCGGCCTGGCGTTCTCGCCCAAGGCGCTGCTTGCTGGTGAGACCATCCCGCTTGAGCATGACATGTGGTGGGACCAGACCTACAAGGTTTGGTTCATCGACAGCCATACCGCTTATGGCGTGACCAGTGACCGTGCGGAATACGCCGGTCGTATCGTACTCCCCTAAGCTACCCAGCCCCCGCTTCTCTGATAGATACAGAGGGGCGGGGGTTCTTCCGTTTTAGGAACATAATGCCCCTTATCACCGAGCTTGATGTCATCAATGACATGCTGTCATCGCTAGGGGAAACTCCCCTCAATGAGTTGGACGATGAGCACCCGTATGTGAATCTC